TGAAGAAGCGTTCTGATTCTGCAGTGACAGGCTTTTCATTTTCTTCTCCAAAGAAATCACAGCGCAATCCATTGACAATCATTTCGTCAATAAGATCAAGGTTCTCTTTGTCATTCACGCTGAGTTCTTCTGCTTCTTTTTTGACTTGTGTCGCAACCACTTCAGTATTCCAGATTGTTCCGTCTTCAACTATCTTGTCGAATTCATCGCGGTGATGATCGCCGAGCAGTTCGAATACATTGTGGCAGATTGTTCCTCTGCTTGATCCATCGTTGCCTGCGTCAGGCAGTTTTAGTTTATAATTGCACCAGTATGTCCAACTGCATGTTTGCGCGGTTTTTATCCTGCTCGCCGATAATTTTGTTAGTTCACTCATTGATTAATATTTTTTTATTTTTTAACAAAGTTTTTGGCAGCGTTTTTTGTATAGAATTTATTTTGTCTAGTATAAAAGGTTTTTGTTTTTCGTGTGTTAATGATTGTAACTTGTTACTCCATTCTTTAAACTGATCATCATTCATGTCTCCAAAATCTTTTTCGGTTGGTAAACAAATGAGTATCTTTTCGGGATTATAATAGTTGAGTAATTTTAAATAATTTTTTATGCTCGAATTTAATCCTCTATTTTCAGATGATGTTTTATCGTTGTTTAAAGATAATACTATTTTGTTTATGTTTAAAGATAGTGTGGCACATATTAATTTTGTTGATACATCGAGCCCAAAAGTAACAAGTACATTTTTATATCCGTGTTCATTTAGGTTGAGTAGATCGCCAATACTTTCAACAAGAATAACTGATTGTGTTTCATTGATTGCTTGTTCTGCCTCTGGGTTCGCGTATAGGGGGTAAATCCAGCCCGTCTTGCGCCCCACATGCTTCCACTTGGGGCGATTGCCAGAAGAGTTCATATCGCGTCCTGAGAAGCCGTGAATCTGCTTGTGCTCATTGTATATTGGAAACACGAAGCGACCATACAATTTTCCTGTTGTTGCATACCCACCCTTGAGCGACTTTAAGGTTTCTTCTGATATGCCGCGATCATTATAAAATTTATAATGCGGCAACAGTCTGTCTAAACAGTTTTCTGGATATATTTCTTCCATTTCTAATTTTTCTGAATTGGTTAGTCTATTGTAATTGTCTCCAAGATCATCTTCGTCAAGAAATTGCTTGAGTCGATTTTTGTCGTTTGTTCCAAGTGTGATTTCGACAAGCCTGCTGAACGGAGAGAATGTACTGTTCTGCACATGGTCTTTCCACACTCCTGTATTTTTGTAGATTTGAATTGCGGTTTTGTTGTCGCCATTTCTAAAGATTGCATTTGTTTGCCAATACGATCCACGATCTGCGAGTTTATAGCCCAATTGAATGAGCGAATCTTTTATTTTCTCGGGACTCATTATAGATCAGGTACTTCGTCACCAGCTCCCATCAATGCGCCAACTCCATCAGAATCCATGTGTTCAACAAGATCCTGTAGATCGCCGCGTTCTTGAATGTTGAAGTTTTCCATATGGAGGTTGATGTAGTTTTTACGCTTGCTTCCGTCTGGCATTTCTACTGGCTGCAATGCGCGATGAACGTCCTTGCCAAGCCACCTATATTTTAAACATATAAATTTGTGTGTGCCAAAACCATCTGGTTCGGATTGTATTTCATCCATTGTCTTTTGGCGAAGTAAAAACAAGTGCGAACAGAACTGTGTGATTTGGTCGCTGAGCGAAACAATACTTTCATCGTCCACAACATTTTCAGAGTTTCTATTGTTGGTGATACCTAGACGATTACTTTGCACACTTGTCAGCATTGCTACTGCAGGTTTGCCATTAAAGCATAATTCTTTTTGTATGAGTTGTTTGAATTTATCTACCATGCGGCCAACCGTCTCCCAGCTACTCGCACCATTCTGTCTTTCGTATGTAGTTTTAATATAGTCAAAACTAAACAACATTGGATTGCCGCGACCAACTTCTGAATAATAAAACCTGCGAATAATATTGATCATACTATCAATGCTATGTCCAGCAACATTGTAATAATAAAATTGAAAGTTTTTGACGCGATTCCAAGTGTCTCTCACTTTGTTTACGATCTCTTCTCCTGCTTGACGCCAGCGACCAGTTTCAAGAAGATGCATGGGTACTCCAGATAGAGCAGAGCATTGGCGAATGATAAGTTCTTCTTTACTCATCTCACCATTATCAAAATGAAGAATTGGTACATTGTTATTAATCGCAGAAACTTTAGTGCAGAAGTCCATACAGAATTGTGTCTTACCAACACCTGCGCGAGCAACAACCACAGTAATGTTTCCTGGCCGAAAGAGCGACCCATAAAGCTCGTTTACTCTTTCATGAGGGCCCATCAGTCCAAATTCATCGATCGGATTATTTCCGCGCTCCTCGATGAAGTCTTCCATTTCATCAAAAAGATTCTCTGGTTTATTAGAACCAATTTCATATAGGTTAACTTTGTCGTTGTATAATTTATCAGCTTCTCCAACAATGTCATCGAATGATGCGCTACTGTTGATCGATTTCATGTTTTTTGCGACCTCCACAGAAGCATCATGAATTTCGCGACGAACAGTATATTTTTTTAGTTCTTTTGCTGCTTTGACTACCCCTTCTTTAGATATCTGTCGCATTGATAATGCTTTGATATAGTCTGCTATATTGATGTTGTCTTCGAATGAAATGTTGAGAGATTGCACCCGTTGTGCTAACAATACTTCGTCTAGTGCGTCGCCTTCTTCTAAGGTTTGTCGAAGCACGCAGAAAATTGTTCGATTGACGATCGAGTTTTTGTCAAAGAAATCGTTTTGATCTATGAATGCCGCGATCAGCGGATACGAGTCTGGATATTTTATCAGACCTGCTATTAGATGCTGTTCAAGTTCGTAAGAATAAATCATTCTTACATCTTAGCACAGTAACCTTAAAAAGTCAAGGTGTTTCTTCGTCGCCGAAATCCTTAGGGAAATTAAGTTCGATTTCTTGTGCTGATACTTGGTCGAGATATTGCTCAAGAGCTTTTCTCAACCCCATCTCTACGATAGGGGAATTGGCTTTGGTAATTACAGAGGGAAGTCCATCTTGGTTTACAAAGCTTAAAATGAATCCGCTATCTCCGCCCGTGGATCCTGTAAACTCGAAAAGTTGGTTAACAATACTTTCTGGCAAACAAAATCTTCCTAAGTTTTCTGGATCAAAATCTTCGTCGTTCATAGTATATATTACACGAACTATAGATTAACACCAAAATTTTCGAAAAGTTTTTCATTCAATTCATCTCCATCGTATATTTCGACAAGTTGTATATCGTTGATTTCGCAGAACTTTAATTTGTCTTGATCGCGCTTCAATTGATTGAGATAATTGATTTTATTTTTGCCATGAAAGAAGGGGACGTATTTTGTGTGTTGTTTACCTTGAACTTCTATTGCTATTTTTTTATTTGCGTTGTAGAAGTCGAGAGATAATTTTGTTCCTGCCACGGGAAATTCTTCGAACACAATATGCTTGTTCCAGTATTGCTTGAGGAACTGCTTTGCGTTGAATTGTATTTTACTGCGGCTCGGACCGTCCCAATCGATCAGATGGTTTTTTGCTTTCTTAACAGTGCGAACCGCGCCTGTTAAGGTTTTAAAGCGCATTGGTTAGTTTCTGGAAATCTTCGTACAAAAATTCAGATACATCTTCATTTTCCTCAAGAAAGTCAATCAGTCGCTGCTCCCCTTGAAACTTTTCATTTATCTCAAGTTTTTTGTCAGCAAGCTCTGAGATGAGATCTTCGCTCACAGAAATCCAAGCACCTTTCTTGTCGATCAATTTAAATAGATAAAGCATGTCTAGTATTTCGCGAGCTCGCCAAATTGACTTACCATCTTTTTTTCCGTATTGAATTGGATATCGAACAGTTGATCCTGTTTTTTCATTCACGCTCTTGCGGAAGCGAATTTTACAGTAGTGACCAATTGGTTCTCCTTTATCTTCGAGCTTGCTTGCTGTAGGATTTTTAAAAATTAAATCTGAGTTATACCTCTCTTCGAATTCAAGAATGAAGTTTGCGTAATGCTTGATTGCGTTTCCGCCTGCTTGTTTTACTTTTGGTCCTCCTCGAGCGGCATATGGATTGGTTGCGACTTCTACGCGAACCTGACTTGTGAGAATCATTGTGTGTCCCATTTTAGTGATTGGTAATACCATCTTTTTCAAGAATACTGATGTAATCAATGCGCCACCTGCTACCTGCTCACTTTCTGCAAATGGTTTATCGATGTCTCCTACTCTACAAAGCGCATCAACGCTGTCAATAATAAACATGTATCTTTTATCATCTTCATTTTGAAACACAAGCTCGCGAATCAATTCAAAAACTTTTTCAAAAATATTGCAGTCAAAACAAAAGAATTTATTTGGATCAGTATCAATTCCCGCGCGCTCGATCATTTCTGGGCTAAGGCGACCTTCGCTTTTGATATAAATGATCATTCCTTTATCGCCGAAGTGTTTTTGAAAGTTGCGCGCAAATGTCATTGCGCAACTTGTTTTACCGCCTTCATTGATTCCTGTGAATCGATGCGCGCCATTTGGCAGTCCGCCGCCAAGTGCGATATCGAGGTTCAAGCTGCCGCTTGAAATTTTATAATCTTCTGCTTTGCAAAAGTTGTAGTGATATTTTTGATTGTCTTTATCAGATAAAAATTTTGCAATCTGATCTGTTGTTTGAATGTCTTTTGTTTTACTCATCTATAAATTGTCGTATTGTTTTTGGTTTTTTCGAGATTATTTTATCATCTCCCGATTTTTCTCCAAGAGGTATTTCTATCTTGGGTGGAATCTTGTAATTAAACTCTAGATATTTTTTTTGAATTTGCTTTAATCCTTGACCTGATCGGAGCACGGCGAGAGATGGAACGAGGTTAATTGAAACACGTTGCCAGAACTCTTGATTGGGAAACATGCTCATTAAATCATTAAGCAGTTTCATTTCGCGAGCCCAAAACATTCGCTTTTGCTTGTCGGGTTCGACTACAAGTTTTTTGATAAGATCGCGCTTGTTTAATTTTTTCACAAAACCAGATTAACTGATTTTGCTAGAACAGTCAAGCAGAAAAGAAATATTCTGGTCGAGCTCTACGATAATCTGCGTTGCTTATTCTTGGATCAATCAAGGATGCAATTCTTTTATTATAGCAAGCCTCTAATTGTTGTTTGTCTCTGTGTGGGCATTCTTTGTCTATTTGTGACGCGAGATCTATAAATTTATGTATTTGATCTTGTGTATAATCGGCTTCTTTTTTGAAAACATGGTTTCCGCTAATGTTTGATGGAACGATCAATTCAAAATTTTTGTGATCGACTGAGTGAATTTGTATTGCGAAAAGTTTTTGGTTTTTTAGATTAAGATTTTGCTCAAGTAGTTCGTTTTTTTGTTCAATAAGTTTGGAGATTTTTTCTTCAAGTTCTGGATTTGGATTGTGTTCATTTGAAAGTTGTAGGTTTTCTTTTTGAAGAGTTTCGTTTTGCATTTGAAGTTCTGAAAACTTGTGATGCAATTCTTGTGCTTCTGATTGTAGCTTATCAATTTTTACTTGAAGATCTGCGTTTTCGGTTTGAATAGTATCATTAACAGAGTCGAGTTGATTGTTTGTTGATTCAAGTGCTTGTATTTGTGTTTTGAGCTTTTCAAATTGCGCGGCGTTGATGCAGATGTCAGATTTCAGTTCCTCGATTTGTTTTTTATGCTCGTCGTGGTTTCCTAGTACAGCTTTTATTTCTCGCGCGCTTTGGATTGTTTCTTCTGCTCTGCTAAGTATTTTATTTTTTTGCAATTTTATTTCTTCTATTTCTTTTTGCGCTGTTTCTTTTTGTGTGTTTAATTGTTCTATTTCTGCAACAATAGATGATGTATCTTCTTGTTCGAGTAATTCTTTTTGCGCTTCGAGTTTGAGCTGACGCAATGTTTCTTTGTGTTCTGTGATTTCGGTTTGATATTTTTTTACTTGGTTTTCGTTGAGCTCGAGTATCTTGCGATCCTGCTCAAGATCCTTTTTGCGCTCTTCGATGTCCATTTGTTGTTGTTCGAGAGCTTTATTTTCTGCTTCTATTTCAGCAATCTTTTCAAACATAATTGTTTCATCTTGCATCATCTTGGGAAACTTTTTACTCAAACTGATGTGTGCCGCGAGAACAAGTAGTACTGCGAGTGGATCGAATACAAAAATCAATATAATTATTACTATTCTTACTGCTTTGCCAATGTCAAAATTCATACCCGTAAAGTCTGCAATCAATTCGGCTACATATTTGATCGGGCCAACTTCTGCTTCAAGCTGGCGAGATCCATCATCTAGATCAAATTTCTCTACTTCCAATGCGTCAATCTTTTCTTGCGCAGATGCAATATTAGAATTGTATTTTTCTATTTTTTCTTCTGCATCTTCTGGTTTTTCAAATCCTATGTTTTGGTATTCTTGTATGCGTTTGCGAATGTCAGATATAAGTGTAGATGTTTCGTTTCTGTATTTTGATATGCGGTCTTCGATATCTTTTTTCTTTGAGGCAAGCTGTTCGCGCTCTGAAGCTTGCTCGGCGATTTTGTTTTCTACGTCTTTCTTTTTGTTTGAGAATAATCCGCCAGGTTTGTTTTGCACTGCGTTAAGTTCGTCGTTGAGTTGATTGATTCGCTCTTGAATTGGCGCAAGCATTTTGCTGTCAAGCGCAATATCTTTTTCGAGCTGGGCTGTGAGTTGATCTATCTTCTTTTGTTCAAGATGAATATTCTCTGCGCTTTTGTCACTAAGGTTTTGATTTTTATCTTCGCTTTTTTGTATAAGCTCTTTTTGTCGAGCAATGTATTGTTTTTCTCGATCAATCTTGGTTTCGACTTGAGCTACAAGCGCTGCAGCTTGTTCGGCATGTTGCTCGTGTTCAATGTGAGACTTAGACAAAAAACCAAAAATTCCCATGCTGGTTATACCCATCAATACAACAATCGCTCCAAAAAGATATACTCTTAATGTTGTTGGTGCTGTGTTCCAGTTTTTATGCAGCCAAATCGCGGCAACAATTTTACCAATTTCAAGGGCCGCACCCATTGCAATAACAGCTTCAATCGATCCAGGAAATATAGTTGCAAGACCAATGATGCTAAAATACGCAGCAATAACAGAAATGCTTAAAGCGGAAATTAATGTCAAGAGCGCAAAAATCATAATAAAAGTTGTTTGATGTTGTGTGCTGAAATTTTAGTTGACTTCGGCTCCTGGGGAGCGATCGCTATTACGGTTTAGATAATCTCTTCGCTCGTCCACTCAGGACCACTCAAGATCGTAAGTATCTCTTCGTGTGTGTACTCCGTCTTACCGAGCAGAAAGAATGGTTGTGTACCTTCGTACCGCGCTAATATCTTCAATCCGTCTAAACTCTTACGACTGTACGATTCATCAATGTCTACGAGCTGGTCAAAGTCGAAACTACTTACTTCAGATGTATCTGCTATACAATATATTCTCATAATTAAATTGGTGTGGTGTTTGATGAGGTTGCTCCGTTTATGGTTAAGTTATTACTACCAGCGTTATCGGTGACAGTGGAACTTGAGCCGCTATCGTTATCTCCCATTCGGTAATAATGCTGAAGAGAGGATGCGGATGAATAATTTCCGCTATTAGCTGTTAAATCAAATGCACGATTCCCTGGTGATCCATATATTTCTGCAATTTCTGATCCTGTTAGCTGCGTGTTCCACACTCCCATCTCGTCAATTAAACCTTGAAAGAAATAATTATTACCTGCGTTGTTTGAACCAATTCTATTAAAAGTAAAATCGTAGTCAGCTAGGTTGGTATTAACAGGATTCCCGTTCACATAAATATGAAGGTTATTACCTGGACCGCTAGAGGTGGCCGCTAGATGAAACCAGTCATTTGAGTTCCATGATGTGTAGTTAACTGTTTGACCGTTTATCGCGGAGAGAGTCGATGATGAGCCAAAGTGGAACCAATAAAGGTATCCGACCGAACTCCCCAATATACTTCTATTATTAAAAGCACTCGCCTTGAACCATATGGTTAACGACTTCGCGCCCGACACATTGATTTGGACATTAGGTAT